ATATAACAATATCTTGATGTAACTCGACCATTTGTGTCAATAAATTTTAACTGATAATTACATCTTAATAATTTGCCTTTTTTATATAATTCACTATCGTAATCAATAGTGTCAACAATCCAGTGCTCGTTCATCCACTCGATAATTGTTCCAGCCGATTCAATTACATCATAAATGTCTGAATATTTCTTTACGTCTGGGTTTTCTGTAGAATCAATTAATAAATCACATGGATTGTTGTTTATAATGACAGATTTGCAATTATACGAATTTTTACTATATTTTCTTAAAATTTTTTTAGTGTTGTTGATCAACTTCTCGCGCCGATTTTCACCGTTAATATTTACTCTTTGTGCATACAAATCCCAATTAACTGACATTTAAACACCCCGTTTAGTAGGTGCTTACCGTCAACTTGCGCCAGTTCGCATCATGCTCACTATTCGGAGCGATATTTACATACCACTCTGTGTCAGACTTTTTAATAAACGTTCCAGCAACAGGACATACTGTGCCAAGCTGACCATCATCGAACTCGTCAGCTTCGATTTCATCACTAATAACGCCGCTACCATTTACAACTGCTTTGAAACCCGGAATTTTGTTGATTTCAGCAGCAATCTTAACATACGTATTCTTTGTATTGTCAGCAGTTATTGTTTCATTATCAGTAGTTCCAAGTGTGACTGTTAGCGTTTTAGTGGTCGGAGAAAAATCTACGCTCATGTCTGCTTCGGGATTTTCAGCTAAAACTGCCTTAAACTTATATCCGTTTCCTTGTACGTCTGTACCATATGTAATTGTCAGAGTATTATTACCAGAACCTACTACATACTTTGCAGGTTTTGCGTTTTTTGGCTCAACATTATTTCCGGCATATGGATACCACGGTTTTGCAAATTGATCTTCAAAGAACATAAAATCATCCTTTTTCTTTATTTTTTATGGATAAACGAATAGTCTATCATTGATTTCTTTGCGTCTTTTTTGGCTTCGTTATATGTTTCTCTCGTCTGTTTTAATTGCTCAGCTGGAGAAAATTTAGTACCCAATGCAATCTCAAACCAATCATTTTTGCGTACCTTTTGACCGAGCCATTCTACAACCATAAGCTTTGCGAGAATTTCTATTGATTCGTCAGATAAATCTTCTTCAAATTCACTGGTTGTATCATCACGCTTTGACAAATCTTCTACGCATAAATTTTTAAATTCTGCACATGCAGACCTCATTAAACCCAATAAAATTAAGTTTCGATTTGTCTCATCAATTGATAGAAGGTCATCATCGGATATTTTATTGAGAAATGCTTCAAATACTACTGAATATTGGGTAGCCATTTAATAACCACCAATCATATTAGGGTTTACTTAACTCACACTTCAGTGCTTCTTCTAATGCGAGAATTTTCTTGTGCGAGTCAAGTTTTCCGTTTTTAATTAAATCGTTAGCTCTTACGATAATATTGTTTTTAACTCCTTCAGACATATTAGGAACTCTCTTTTTAATTTCTTCAGGACTTAAAGCAAAAACATCATCAATGTTTTCAGGACAAAGACTATCTTTGTAATACTCTTTGATTTGCAGATATTCTAATAATTCTTCGAGAGAATATGTGTCTGCATACTCAGCGTCAACAAAACCAACTATTCTTACCCAGTTTTTTTCAATGAACGATCTCTGGGTATTTCTCATTGTAATTACTTCGTCTAAAGTCATTAATTGCCTATTATTATAATCGCTCCACTCTATACGAGTACCTGTTCTTTGAGAAATATAAATAAGTCCACCATAAACATTGCTTGCAACCCAAACATATGTTGAAGGAGGAATATTAGATATGTTCGGCTTCTTTTTTTCGATCTTTTCTTCACTAATATTTGAAACAACAGCATTTTCATTTTGTTTACTTAAATTGTTGTTCTTAGGCACTATATCGATCCTTTCTAACTAATATTTTTTAGAGCACCCACTTAGACAGCTCGTTCTGTCTAAGTGGGTATTTGTTGGCCTACTGTATTGCGCTTTTCTGTAAGCTCGTAGGATCTGTTGTATGGTATAATTATTAAATTAGGCGGCTGTTTGCCGCCTAATTTTAAGACATTGTATAAACGCCCATCTTAGCGTTGACAACTACTCCAACACCAATATTCTGACCATACAAATATTCTTTCGTAAGATCTGCGTTGTTTACCGGGTCCTTATCAATAATAATTCCTTCGCCCTCATCAACAACCTTAATCGGCTTATCGTTGCTTGCGATAATCCATACCTTATCAGACGGGAAGACGAATGAATCAGTTCCAACAATATGCTTCTGGCGAACAACAATCATATCCGTACCATAGAACTTACCATAATAACCAAGATTATACATATCATCTTTAGCCGCATCAGACGTAACAGACGTGGTTATTTTACGCAAAGCAGAACGAGTACCAACAATTCTTGCCTTCATTCCAGTTGCGGCTTCTACATAGTCGACAATTCCGAGCAGAGTGTCTTCGCTATAAGAACCAGTCTGAACATATGTAGAACTTAATCCTGCGGTATTAGAAGTGATGGAATTCAATGCATTAAAGGCAGAAGTATATATCTCATTAATCATCGACTTTCCAACTTTATCGATTAATGTATCAAAGTCGATTCTGTTAGCCATATATCTATTAAATTCCTCGAAACACTTAATAATTTTAAGAGTGGGCGTAATGGTAACATTATGACCAACATCTAATCTCTGTCTGCGAATTCCCTGAGTGCCTTGTGCCGCATCAGATACGACAAACAAAGAGTTGTTTTCAACCCAAAACTCTATTGCGTCTCCAAGTGCAATATTTCTATAATCAATTAATTCGGTAAAAAATTCGTCGCCCTGCAAACCTTCGACAACAATAGCGGGAATAATTTCCTCAATTATCTGATATATCTCCGGGTGATCGCGCAGGGTTTTATATGTAATTTTAGTAGAACCACCATTTGCTTCAATAAATGCCTCTCTAAGACTATCAGAAACTTGCTTATAAGAATATTTATTAGGCACATCTTTCTTAATAAGTCCAAGAGCCAATGTTACAGTATCTCTTACAATTTCACTCATTGTTTTTTCTCCTTCCTATTCTATTACCTGATTAAATAACCTCAATAACTACAAATTCGCCCTCAACTGCAATAACAGTTCCAACCTGAGTAGAACCCGATGTCAAACTAGCAGTCAGTTTGAGTTTTGTATCTGCCTGAAGCTCAACTACTTGACCAGCAGCAGGAGCGGTATTGTTTATCGGTGTCAATGCATCTACAGTGACACTAAAAATGTCGCCGGAACGAAGTCTATATCCTCTTGCAATTTGACCAGCTTCATTTCTGAAGTCCTTCAAACTCTTTTTTCTCTCATCAGCTAAAAGCTCAGGAGTAGCGATAAGAGCAATCTGATTGAGCGGAGTATTAGCGTCAGGCGTGTCACCAATATAAACCTCTCTGCTGTTGCTTTCTAAAGAAACAAGCTTAACAACATGACCATTATTAATTGCGGTATCAGTTCCAGAAGGAGCATATCTTACCGATACCAAATCAGCAGCATTGTAAGTGCCATGCATTTTGTCTGTACGAACTACACTATAAGCCATTATTTATTACCAACCTTTCATTAATCGATTTTTTTGTATTTTTCTATGAGTTCTTCATAAGGGTTATTGTTATCTGATTTGTCATCTTCGTTTAATCGAATGTTGAATTTCACAAACTTTCTCTGTTTATTACCAGATAAAGAAAAATTAGCAGTTGTTTTGCCCAATATTGCATAACATTTTTCTGCTAATGTGTTCAGATCGTATTGACTTGCGTTCTTTTTGAGTTCTATAAACTCATCATTGTCTTTTAGCATTTCAAATTTCTCAAACAGTTCGGCTTCAGCGGCTTCGCGCTCTGCTTTTTCTTTCTCTTCTTTGTATTTCTTTAATTCTGCATACTCTTCATCGTTCACTGTGTGAGTTTTCTTATATTCCTCAAATTCTTTTGCGGTATTGCGCGCATTTTCAATTTCCTGTTTCTCTTCTGCCGTCAGCCACATTATATACATTTGTTCAAAGTCGCCCGTAATTGTTGCAGTAGAATTTGCATCGTCAAATGTATAAGAAAAACGACCATAACTTTCGTTAAGGTCGCCATTTTTATTCAAATGTGCTTTTTCTACAAATACATATTCGTTCGTAAAGTCCATTAAGTAATAATAAATTGCCTCTACGATATTCCCATCTGTATCTTTAATATAAGTAGCCTTTAAAGCATCCTGCAACGCGCGTCTTTTTTGATTATATGTTGCCGCAAATGTACTTTGTGGATTGTTAGAGCTTTTCTCTACAAAATCTTTAATCTTAACCTCAAGATCATTGGCTTCAATGTCTTCGATTGAAAAATCTAAATCTTCAGGTTTAAGATTGTACTTAGCCAATATTGCTAATTTTTCATCCAATTCATTGTCCTCCTTTTTGTTCGAGAATGTCATACAACTCGAAGCTAAACTATGATTACTATGTTTTGATAACTCTTCATTAAGCTCGGTCATCATCTCGTTAAACTTATCGCTATTCTTTAGCGAAAATTCTTCGGTTGTTGCTTTAGCTTCTATCATACCAGTTCCAACCGAATTACCAAGTAGCGTTATACCCTTGTACCTATATTTAAGTATTTCATATATTTTTGTTTGATTATTATACCTATACTCATCAACATAAATTTCCATTGAAAGATTGATTGTTTTATCTCTTTCAATTATTGCTTCTGCATAGTTCGAATAATCTCTCCAGCAATAGCAATCAACGAAAACATAATTTCTTCCGTTATACTCTGCTATTTCATAATTGTTTGTTTCTGGTATAACGCCTATTGGCTGTTCGTCATAAATTATACGATATTCGCCATCGTTTACCTTATCTTTCTCGATGTGCATATCATGCGCGCCAAATTGCGGCTGCCCATTTTCATCAAATACCACATGAGCAAGTAATGGTATATTTTTTATTGATTCTTTTGCATCGTCCATTACATCAACAATAAAAGATGTGCCATTTGGATTTATACCGTCATGGCACACCCTAAGTCTTAGTTTAATAAATTTATCTGAATCAAAAGAATCATCTACTTCATATGTAGTTGCCAAATTGAGATATTTTAATGTTCCAAGCAAATTCACCACCACCTTTTTGAAAAACTTATCTTAAAAAATCATTACATCAGAAAAAATAAGCCTTTTGTTTCCCACATACTGAAATTTAACATCAGGCTTATTTTCAAAAACGTATATTTTATCGTTCGTTTTTATCAACTTGTATCCAGATTTTATAAGCTTTTCAATAAGTGATGGATCGTCAGTATATATAAACTTATTCTTCATATAATCACGAAACTTACGCAAGGAAGCCCCTGCCTTTAGGCACTGGGAGGAATTGCACCTTACGCAAGTTCCGCCACCACCTTTCCATAAGCATATCCGTCAAATCGCTGAATGACTTGGACATATCTATAATTTATTCCTTGTGCGATACGCTTTCCGTCCTTGCCTTTAATATCGAAACTTCCAGTCTTTCTACATGCGACTTCGCCAAACCATACGCCTTTGTATTTTCCTCTTGGGATAACAACCTTAACCATGTCCCCTGTTTGAAAACCAAAGAAGAATTTTTGTCTTGCAAGATAACCTCTTGGGAAGCCATATCTATCTAGGTTTGTACGAGAGCGACTACCACGCCCTTTTGCTCTAATGAATAACACTTCTTTTGTTTTGAAATATAAGTGATTTGGTGTGCTTTCTCCCACGCAACAAGCGTCAAAATAGTGTGTTTTCGGCAAGTCTAAACGAATACGATTCATTTTTGTTCGTGCACCTGTTCCACACTCGACATCTAACCCTGTCTGCTTTAACACTTCATACACTTTCCATCTTGTCGAGTTAATAGCACTTGTATCTTTTAATGATTCTTTGACTTGCTTTTGAATGTGCGGATACCCGAATTCTTCTGCGGCTTGACTTCCTTTTCTTTGGTTGCAATCTCGACACGCAAGGCAGAGGTTATCTATTCTATCTGTTCCACCTCTTGATTTTGGAATGATATGCTCCACTTCAAGCGGAACGCCTTCTTTTCCACAATAACAGCATTTTCGTCCAAACTTTTCGAGCAAATACTCCCGCACTTCATATCCTTGTAGCGTACCTTGTTGATACTCTACACCATTGATTTCAGGATTTCGCATGAGTTGCGTGTCAAACTTTGCGTTCTCGTACGATATATGCTCAATCGGACATATCTTCCTTAAACGTTCCACCCATGTTTGAATATTTTGCACACGACTCTCTAACGATGGTGGTAACCACCCGTCTTTTCTCCTACGATTAAGAAAACGTGGTTTTCTGTATCGAGTTTTTCGCTTTCTTCTTGCACGACGAAACGCCAGTCTTTTGTCTAATCGCTCTTTGATGTCTATGCGATGGTCAAGTTGTGCAAGCCACAACACTTCTTCTCCTCGCACAATCACAAGTCCTGTATGTTTACTTCCGTAATCGATTTTGAGCCGATACGGTGTTTTCGGTCGAAAATTATCGACAATTTCTTTTAAAATAATCGTAAATGGATAGCGTTTGTAGATCGCTGCTTTTCCTTGCTTTAATAACTTTCTTGCGACCGCCTCATGACAAGGGGCAAGTGGACGTTTCTTTGTATCTAATACAAAAACCATTGGGTATTCCCCTTTCTCTGCATAAAGCAGGTAATATTCTCCTCGACCATGTTATAGATGCTTGTTATATGCAAGACACTAGCGCTACCCACCACGCTTGTTTAATCTTGCACGACAGAGGAACGGGCTGGAGAAGCACCCGAACGTATCATGACATCTATAACGTAGGCTCTGTTTCAAGCCTTGGTCTGGTCAACATAGGGCTTACAAGCCCATGACTTTAGTCATTGGGTTGTTGACCTACGAAACTTACGCAAGGAAGCCCCTGCCTTTAGGCACGGGTAGGAATTGCACCTTACCTACGCTCGGTTTTCATTTGCGTCCGAGTCTCTTGTCTTTTCACCCGATTCTGACAACGGCTCCTCACTCTCTGGTCTGCCAATTTCTTTATCAGGAGACATTGTAGAACTTACTAACAAAGGCTCTGAATAGAGAGTGTTCCTCATATTCAACACATCATTTTCGAGATAACTCATGGCTATAATATCAGATGGACTATATCCAAGAGTAGCTGCAATTGCTTGTTTTACAGGTACTCCTCTTTCTCCGGCTTTCAAATACATATCGAATACTTCTTTTTGATTAAATCTTGTTACATTTAGCATCGATATTTTGAATTTGTGTTTAAGATTGAGCAATTTAATTCTACGATTAATCCATCTTTCAACCTGTCTCAAGTATGCAACGATTATATCAAAGTCCGATTTTATAGAATATAACATAACCGCACTACTTGATTTATTGCCATTAAAGTTTAAATCTGAAACACCAGTTGATCTCCAAAAAGCACTTTCAGCATTTGCAACATCGTCAATGCTATTATTTGTATTTTTAAAACTAAATGCTGTTGCTTTAAACGGAGTAACAGTATATCCTATTATCTCCGGCAGTTGTTCCGATATTTCTTCGGAAAATTTCCGGCACATGCTTTCACTAATTGCTATCTCATTATCACTAGTTTTGGGAACTTCATAAGCTATAATATTTGTATTATCAATTTCTGCTCTTGCTTTCTGAAGTGCTTTATAATCTTCAATATCATAGAGTTCTACTAATACACCGGCGAAAAATGGCATAATAAAAGGCAATTCTTCATTCAGCTTTATACAAATCGTATTTTTATAATCCAATTCGATCCAGTATGGCTCTTTGTTTGTGCTGTCCTTGTCTTTCGCAAGATTTTTATATAATTCATATTTTATTTCAAACTCTTTCCCGAAATTTTCAAGTTCGTCAATGCGTTTATCAAAATATCTAAAATCAAACTGGAAATTATAAACACCATCTACAACACTTGAAATTCTACAATATTTAAACGGCAACTTCTTTATATAAAAGCTATCGTTTGTTTCATAACAATATCCATAAAACACATCTTCTCTAAAGGCTGAAATTCCAACCTTTAAAAACTCATGGGGGATATTAAGCTTCTCAATATAACTCAAAACATAGAAATAATCTTTTAAAAATTTGTCCTTATCTATTTCGCTTGTGTTTAAATCTAATGGAACAACAATACTTGAGTATGTAGGCATTTTTGCAAAATAGTCAATAAGTCTCTTGAAGTGACCACTGACTGAATATAAAAATACACAAGCTTCAACTAATTGATTTTCATACTTTTCAGGACTTTTTAACCACTTTACGACTTCATCCTTTTTAAATCTTGCGAAAAATACTGATTCTTTTTTGTTTTTCCTTAAATCTATCAATACATCTTTTACCAACTTAGCATAATACATTTTAACCTCTTTATAAGCTGGCGTATTGATGTTGTCTATTTGTTCTATCCGCTTCATCCCCCTTTCTATCTAATTTTAGGTCTCCTTCCTGCTATAATGAGACTTTCTACACTATCTTTTATGTTTTTTCTTAATTTCTGCTCAAGTTCATTTGCAATAGCATATCCCATCATAACAGCAGAGTATCTGTCCTTACGCATGCCTGATTTTTCAAACACTTTAATTTTGCCACCGTTGCCAATTTCGCTTTCGAGATTTACCATTTCATTTATTAAGCATGTTGTTTGAATATATGGCAACTGATAGACAGCTTGTTCTTCTGGTGCCATAGTGCAATATATTTTGTTTTTTAAAAGCAACTCTTTTCCTTCTGTTTCATCTATTAGTAAACGTATTTTTCCACGCACAATTCCATCTCGAAGCGTAACGGCTGCATTAGAGTTAAATTCATCGGTTGCTTTTATGCTGTAAATTATAGGCTGTGCATTTTTGACAAAACACAAACTTGCCATTTTTTCGTCATTTCTACATGTCCATGCCGGATAAGTTATATCTCTTTCTGGATCATATTGCTCTTGTGTTAATTCGTTGTATAATCCAGAGCCTATTCCGTTCGTATCTAATACAACAAAATCGCAATCTAAATCATAAAATAGCCTTCGTAATTGTAATGCTTGTTCAGAGAAGTTGCCACCATCTCTAGTTGTAAGATAAGGAATACATCTTATGTATTGATATGTTTGTTTTGTTGGCAACAATTGCATTAAAACGAATGCAGTTACGTCATTTCTTTTAGATGGTATATATGCTACGTCAACACTTAATAGACGAACTTCTCCGTTTACTTTTTCTTCGTACTTAAACTTAGGATCGTCTAATAAATCACATTGGTATCTTGGATATAACGGTTTGAGTATTCTTCTTGTTCTGTCTAAATCTTCAAAGGTAAAGAATGCATTTTCAGAACTTCCAAAAAATAGCGAATCCATTTCCATCGAAAATGAAATGCTATCAAAATCGTCCTCTTGCATTTCTTCACGGATTTGCTCAAGCGGGTAATAACCTTGACTAACTGGTAATTGATAAGGAAATCCACAAAGAAAATATTTTTCTTCGTTTACAAAGCAAGATTTAAAAAATGCTCTAAATTTATTCCAAGACCAGTGATGTTTATACCAGGCTGAAGAAATGTATATTTCTTTATTTGGCTCTTTAGGATAATCTTTATAATCGCTATTATTAAAAAAGCTAGGAGTTCTTTGTCCTGCCTTGAATTTTCTTAAAACCTTATCAATTATTTCTTTCTTTATAAGTCTAAACTCATCAAACACAATAATATTAGCCCTTGCTGAACGTGCAGAATCCGCAGCCGTGACTACCTTAATAGTTGAAGTATTTTTAAAAATTATGTATCCTTCAGATGGTGCGTTATTCCATCTTAAAATCTCATTTCTCAAGTTCTGAGAATTAGGCAAAAACTCTTCGATTATTTTGTTTAAACAGTTGATACTTTGACCTCTTTTGCCAGCAGCTATACATATCTTAGTGCCGGGATAAAGGATACACCATAAAACACAAAAAGCCGCAACTATTTGCGACTTCCCCATACCTCTTGATGCTATTATCATTACATATGTAAATCTAAACATTAGCACTAAAAGCATTTTTTGAAATGGTTTTAACCATTTCATATTAAGATAATCGACAGCGAACCTGTGCGGATTTGCCCTATAATAGCTTGTCCATATCCCAAGACCTTCCATTATTCTTTTGTATCTATCTTCATTGTTTTTTTCGGGCAAATAAATCACCACCTTACTTAGTGGCTTCGTTGCTGCCATTAATTATGTAATCAAAAACACCGTCATCGTCAGCATCTTCTAATTCTGGCACTTCGGCTCTATACTTATCCATTTCTTCTTCGTACATAGCCGCATATTTATTTTTAATACCAAGCATCTTGCTTAAATGACCGAGAAAATATATTGTTATAAACCTAACAATACCATCAACATCTTCCCATTCTGGATCAGGATTAGGGATTGGACGCTCATTTTCAAACATCTGTATCATTACGCCCAAAGGTTTTTCACCTGTTTTATCACTAGCGTCTTCTTGGATCGGTTGCAGGTTCGCACTTGCAAGTGTCTTTTGAAATAGATTTCCAAGTTTCGTAAACGAATCAACATCATTATTTTGCAGTGCTTTATTTTGTTGTAATTTGATAATGCACAAATCCCTAACAAGACATTCTCTTGCCTTGCTGTCAATTACAACTTTCGCCTTCCAATCACCAAATGAATTTTCAAGATACTTATATTCTTCTAGTGTAAACCCAGTACCCCACTTTGCTATCATTTCGGGCGAAATAATAACATTTCCTTCTTCGTCTTTTATACCATCTTCAATACTTGTAATATTCTCTTTCTCTTTTTCTTCTTCTATCAATGTGTCATCGTATGTTTTTGTGCCAGAACCCCATTTGGGGAAATTCAATTGACTAAAATATCCACTAATTACATATGAAATACCCTTGCCCTTTCTGGATACTTTATATAAATCCTCATTAAAGTAAATATCCCAAGCCATACATAATCGTTTCATGGCTAATTTAGTGTCATTATATAATTCATCATACTTATATAATTCTTTATCTAAACATGTATTACATATGGGCAAAAATCCAGTAGCGGCATAACGAGGGCTTTTACTTGGACGAAAATTCCCCTTTAGGACTGGATAGTTTTTACCACAACAACAACATACATATTGAGCTTCGTTCTTTGTTTGTTTTTTTGCTGGCATTGTTCATCACTTACTATTATTCAATTTTCCTACATTGTCTTTAATTTCTTTGCTAAATCGACAATATAAGCTCATGAAATCATCACAATATTCTATTTCACCCGTCTTTGGATTTTTATATCCATGCCCTTTATGTTTTTTCACGCCCATGCTAAAATATCCACTAAAACAAAAAGCCTCTCCATTAGAGAGACAATCCTTAATTGTATCTAAAACCATGTAAAAGTATTTTTCTGCGTCAACAATTTTTATATTATATTTTTCAGCTATACGGCGTATAAAATCATTTTTAGTTAATTTATTGGTCAATATCGTCAACCTTTCTTTTGTGTTTTTATGTATCAATCGTTGTAAATAAAATATCTGTTATATTCTTTTTATTATTTAAAATGAACGATTGACATGTTGTGTTTGATCCATAATTGTTTTCACAGGCATATATAGATCTTCCACTTATTGTAGGGAGTCTCCTAATAGTTAAATTCCTATCTTGCCTTACTATTTCAGTATGTAAATGTCCTAAGAACACCTCAACATATTTAGCCCCGGCAATTAAATCTTTAGCTTCGTAAAAGACAGTGTTTCCAAGTTTATCAATTTTCCCGTCATGCGTAAACATCATGACAGTATTTCCGAAGCGTCTATATTTATTGGTCAAAGGAGAATAATCTACACTTATATTTGGATCATTTTTAAATTGAGTATATAAATTATATACAAAGTAAAAAGTAATCTCTTTATCATGGTTACTAGGTATATATATAACATCAACGGGCGCAATTTTAACCAATTCATAAATTGCCGATACCATTACATCAAATAACTCAATATATGCTTCGAAAATGTGTTTTTCATTAGTTTGCGGTGTGCCTTTAAATGTAGTTCCATTAATTCCATTTGCATTAAATAAATCGTTTCCAATCGGGAATATAATTTTTTCTATATTTCTATCCTTGCATCTATAAATAACATCCTGAATAACCGCATTAAACTTCTGTTTAGCAATTTCACAATTATAATTATTGCCAGTTATAAATTCACTTACGAGTAAATTGTAATGTAAATCAACAATTGGCAACAGCAAACAGTTTTCACCAGAACCATAATTATCTGTATATACTTCATACTTGAACGGTTTAGGTTCGAAATTATCAAACCATTCCTTAATAGCCCGAAGACTAATTTCATCTTCAGCGTAAGGTTTTACCGTTACTCGGCTTTGATACATCAAAAGCCTTTTGCCGCCCTTTATTTGACTATGCCAGTAATTATTTCTATAGGCAACAACTTTCCATTCTTTTGGCGACAAGTTGTGTGCTTTTAATAAAAATTCTGGAGTTATTGTTTGTCCCTCACATATTTCAATAAGACGATCTGAAACTAATGAACCATCGCGTTTCAATTCAACAGAACTATTTAGTTTCAGCGATTCTTCGTTTTCAGTGATGTCTTTAGGAACTAAATCCCATCCAGCGTCTAAATATTCATTAAGTATTTTGCAACCTTTTCTTACAGTGTCTCTATGTTCTACAACACCATAAAAATTAGATCTTAAATCAGCTAAATCTTGCCATTCTAGGTCTGGATTAGACCTTTTTTGTATCAAAAAATCCTTTTGATTTTTTAAAAATATATCTAAATCCTTTTTGCTTTTATCGAAGATCAGTTTTATCTGTCCTTTCTTCTAAAATTTGTGTTGAATTGATAAATTAGTTTTCTTACTTCATTAGTCTCAAAAACATAATATTTATTAACGGTTTTTCGTATCTTGATTTTTGGATAATACTTTCTTATATATTTTGCTAAATCTTTTGATATTTCTCTCAAACTTAACAAATCTTCCTTTTCTTTAGTTGTTTTTAAAAAGAGATGAGCCGTACTTTTGCACGGCTCATTTTAATTATTCGCATTTAAGGCTGAGAAACACCTGATTTTACAGCTTCCCATTTATAGGCTGAGAAACACCTGATTTTACAGCTTCCCACTTATAGGCTGAGAAACACCTGATTTTACAGCTTCCCACTTATAGGCTGCGAAACACCTTTAACTAAATTACCGAGAAGTCCTCCACTTCTAAGCGTAAGCGAAAGTGGAGGATGAATCGGTTATCCAATTGTTGTTTCTACACACCAATCGAATTTTTTCTGTGCT